TGGTGAGCGAGGTTGACAAGGAACGTGTGAAAACATGGCGCACCAGTTACATATCTGCTATTGCTCGCAAAGCTACCGCTTGTGCTCTTCGGTCTCCCGGGGATGTTGAATTGTGGTATGCGCAAGCTCTCAGCGATGTGCGGATGTCGGCTTTTTAAAGAGCCGGATCACGCGGCGACCTGCCGTCATCGTCAAACCCACGAAACTTATTGAGTTTAGTGGGGAAACGATTGATTTTAGGCGGGGTAATGAACATAAGCCGGATGTTCAGGTGACTAGCACCAAAGCTAGCATCTCTCGTCGCGTGAAACCGGCTCCTCGCTGCTTATGTCATGATACCAATACGCCATCAGCGTATATTGGGGTCTATGATGTGAGCAGCGCCGTTAATGCTAGGCGGGCGTTAGCGGAGAGATTATGTTTTGTACCCGTCCCGGAGAGTGGGGGCTTCAAGCCCGCCCCTGCTCCCGAACCCGGCGCTTATGGTGTCGATGGATTTTTCGCACCCGCTTTTGATGCCTTTGCTCAAGTACCTACCCGCAAAATATGGCCTTTGACATATTCGGAATTTATCCGAACGTCTCCTGACCATAAGAGGGAGTTATACCGCAAAGCTGTTGAATCATTACGGAAAAATCCACTGACTGCCAAAGATTCCGCAATCTCTACGTTTTTGAAACTTGAGAAAGCGGATTATAGCGCCAAAGAGGGCGTACCGCGGTTGGTTAACCCGCGCGATCCTAGGTTTAATGTGGAATGGGGTCGTTATATAAGGCCCATAGAGCATTTGCTTTATGATCGAATCAACGAGGTCTTTGGTTATAGAATTATTGCCAAGGGTCAAAACGCTATGGAGAGAGGACAAATGGCCAAAGAATGTTGGCAAAGTTTTGTGAAGCCTCTTGCGATTCCTGGCGATGCTCGGAGATTTGATCAGCATGTGCACTATGACGCGCTCCGTTGGGAAACGAGAGTGTATAGTACTTATATAGCTCCTCAAGTGAAAACACACTTTTACTCTCTTGCTCGGCAAATTTGGACAAATCGAGGTACTATGAGGAC